ATCATATAGTCTCAGCTCGTGGTATTTTTGTTGAGTATCATAATAGCGATCAGTTCCACGGTCGCTCTTAAACCACTCTTGTTCTATAGCGTTAGCAACCGCTTTGCCATATTCAGGGCTAGACTTCTCAGCGTCAGGCACTGCCTGGCTAGGAAAACTAGATTTTTTTGCTTTTGTTTTAATCATTAGTTACTATTTTTGATAACATACCTTTATTGTTATATTTGGAAAAACCAAAATTAATTGTTGAGTTTTCTCTTTTAGGACTAGGCCTGTATAAATTTTTATTACAAGCCATAATTGCTAAACCTGAACTAATAGTAGCATCAAACTTTGTTCTATTATTAATATCAAATCTAGCCCAATCATTTAAAGTTGTATTAAATGATATATTACCATATTGTCCTTCTTGTGTTAAACCTACATGCTGTTGTATGTAACTTTCTATTGCAGCAGCATGAGCTTGTTTAATATCTTCGCTTGAGTTAGGTATACCACCTATCTCTTTTTCAGCTGTTGATAATTTATTCCATAATCGATCAGGTCTATTCATTGAATAACCTCTATAACCCCTACGCTTTAAATAATATAAAAGTCTAGGTTTATTGTTTTCTGCGAGTATTGGCATACCGTAAAACACTAATGCCATTAATACATCTTCAAAAAACATTTCAGCTGTATCAGGTCTTGCAATATATTCTAAAAAAAATGTATTTGGTGGTGCGTCTTCCATGCTAAACTTAGTTAAGCCATGTAAAGCACCTTTAGAACCTTTATTGTCAACAGTACCTGATATATCATAACTATCACAGCCAAAAGCACCTATGTGTTCATTAGCTGGTAGTTTTTTACCATTTTTTAATATATATCTATTTTGCAAGCTTACTGGTGGTACCCATGATAAATTAAACCTACCTGTTTCGTCTGGATAAAATCTAACGTTTGTATCTTTAATACCATTTTCCCATACAAAACTACCTTTTATAGGTTTTGCTTGCATTTCATTATAATCAATTTGTTCGTATATTTTTACTAAGTTAAATATACTGTTTTTAGTTTCATCTCTGAAAGCATGTTCTTCAGTTCTTGGAAACTGTCTATAATATTCGTTTAAAGCATCTTGATCATTTTTTAACCCATCCGCTTCATTTTGCCAGTGTGAAATAACTCCCGTATCAATGAGATCGTTATGAGGACCATATACTTCTTCCTTAGGATTTTCAAATACAGGTATCCCGTATTCGTCAATAAAACCTTCATAGTTCCACTCCATTGGAATAAAAAAAGAGTACAAACCCGAATTAGTTTGACCATTTCTGTTTCGTTTAGTAACATCTGAATTATAATATAACTTTTTAAAATTATCACCACCCTTGTCTAACGCGTTACACGTTGATCCCATCATACATTTTCCTATAATTCTACTACCTAGCCTTAGTGTCGTCTTTGTGACCCTCCAGTTGTTGAGGATGTTATCGGGCCTTTCCCACTTCCCTGACTCGTCATGGACGAGGAGTTTAAGTTTCTCTCCATCGTACGAGTTGTCTCCAGTGTTCTTCCAATCGATTGTGGTATCAAGTCCCGTGAGCTCCTCGGGCCTTTCACTTGTACTGGTGATTTTCTTTCTTGTAAGTTTTGATGCGGGTACCCTGTATGCCAGTTCGGTCTTGGGACGGTCCATACCATCCTGTATCGGTTTAAAAAAGAACGGGTAATTGACCGATATTGGAACCACTTTATCTGTGAACATTTTCTTGGCATCGGCCCCAGATTTGGACAATATGCCGAATCGTGCATCGGAACTAATTGTAGCTTGATTAACTGTTTCTCCACTGGCCATAAACGAAAATCCCGATCTACGGTTTTTAAGATAGCACATTCCATAAGACCTGCTGTCTGCTTTACAAGCTTCCCAGAATATGTAGAAGAGTCTGTTAGCTTCTCTGAAGTCTGGCTTACCAACATCAATTTTGGACCACTGCAAGTACATATAATGAGTACCAGTAATATAAGTAGCAATATTCTTGTTATAAAACCAGAAACCATTTTCTCTTTTTCTAAACTCATCTTCTATATAATCAATATACTTTTCTTTAAAATTAGCTGGATAATCTCTCCAGTCAAAAATAGTTTTTATTTGATTTAATTCTTTTGGGTATGGTGTAACTTGCCACTTATTGTTTTCAAACTTGTGTACTTTACTTGGTTGTTTAGGTAATGCTATTTTTAAGTTTTGTATTTCATATACTTCACCTATTGTACCATCTTTAGATATAATAACAATATCATGCTCTTTATTATATCCGTATTTCCATTTCTTACCTTTATTTAATCTTTTGATAGTATTTTCACGTATAGGTTGTATAACCTTACACAAGCTTTGTTCGTACATTACTTAGATCTTCTTTCTGCAAACCCACTAAAAGACTCTTGCTTAGTTTCTTTCACAACACCATCAAGCATTGCTTGTTCAGCTTCAATACGATTAAGTATTTCAAAAGCATCGAATATAGCTAGTTTTTTAGTAGCAGCAGCGTTTTTAAGTCTATCAGCTGACACATCATCTTCAGTTTCTACTATAGGTTCTTTAGCAACCTTAACCAACTCGTCAACCGCTCTGTAACCAGCTTGGATTATATTCTTTTTCTTGTCCTTTGTATTCATATTTAATTTCAATAAAAATGTTTGGAACTCTATATAATCTATCGTTTCCTATGATAAATTCATATTCAGCGGCTTGATTATAACCAACTAGTTCACCTTCTTTAAAGTTACCGTCAGAATATTTTACAATACCTATTTGATCAGCTTCAGATCCATCTTCTTTCTGTATAGGTTTTATAAATGAATAACCTGGTAAAGCTTTCCACTTCACTATTTTTTTATAAGCAAAAATCTGATCAATACTAACTTTGTACAAATCTTCTTTTATATAACTACTAGAATTACGCTCTTTACCTCTAGCATCATGCCATCTTCTAAAAACATTGTGATGTATAATAACTTCATCACCTTCTTCAATTGGTGTTTTAAACTCTGAAGGTAAACCTACAACAACAGCCTCACGGCTTATATATTGATGGTTAAATATTTCAGAGTTTAAAATAATTTCTTTATCACCAATTTTCTTGGTATTATTATATCTTTGCGTTTTCGGTTTTATTAAAAAATAAAACGTGCCTTTCATTAATACTCAAGATTATATTCAACTGATATAGCCATGTTTTTATTAAAATCTTTCCAAGGTAAAACCTCGTTATTTTTTTCAATTAAAACACTGAACTTGTCTTTAGATTCTATAATGTCACATATAATGTGATTTCCATAGACCTCTTGACCAACTGAATAATGCATTGCATCGTTCTTATAATCTCTACCTATACTAATTTTTCTTATCAGTTTCATTGTTTATTTCTCCTGTTTTAACATTAATGTTTACAGAACCATACTTTTTTTCAAGTGTGTCTTGTAACAACTTAAGGTTTTGATTTAATTGATTAAATTGAGCAGCTAGATTTAATTTACCTAATTCTAACTCACCAATTCTTATTTGAACGCCGTTAATATTTTTTATATTTTCTTGTAATTCAGCTAATTCTTTTTTTGTTATTTTTTTTGCCATTATATTAAATTTTAGTTTACTTTTATATTATCACGCAATTGTCACGCTTTTTACTTCTTCTTTGGTTCTGCTATAAACCAATCTTTATACATTTCTCGTTTTTTAAGTATGTATTCCATATATTTATCTATCTTTTCTTTCCAATTTTTGTCTACAGCTGGGTTTATAATACCAGATTTTGGACTTGAAAAGCATTTATTGATATAATTCTTAATATCATGTTGATTATCAAGCAAATGATTGTTAATACAGTAAAAAGATCCCATTTGTATGTTATTCCAAACATCAATAGGTTCTATTTTTTTACCTAAAACAGCTGCATACACCATACTTTCACTAATATGTGTGGTATATACATTATTTGCCTTTTGTAAATAGTAATACATATCTATATCCCTTGGTAATATATTGCTATCGCCAAAAAAGTCCTTTAATTCACCAATAATTTGATGAGTTGTTATAGGATGTGGCTTAAAATACATGTTATTACCATGTTTATTTGCTAAAAACTTTAATCTATTTAAGCAAATATTAGATTTTACTTTATTTGAGCCAGGTAATATAACAATATTATCTTTTGGCTCATATTGATCAAACTTAGAGTTTCTGTCTTGGTACTTATTTGCATTTTTACTCATAATATTTTCAATTAAATAAGATGAATAATCAACAACTTCACAATTATCAGCATAAGCATCGATCATTTGAGCATATCTTAGCTTTACGTTAAGTGGTTGTATGTAAAAACTTGTTGCAAACTCAGTATAAGCTAATGTTTTGAAATAAGGCATTTCATCAGCCATAACATCATAGCTAAATTCAATACCAGCCTCAGTACATCTTCTTATAAAGTATCCCTCTACTTGTTCTAAGTCTTCTAATTTTTTATTTTTTTTGAGATGGCCAATTCTTTTGTCCAACTCACGTCTGTTAAACATTTCCATATAATTAAATTTAATTTATTAGTATTATAATAGTTACACGTTTTTACACTTTTCTACCTGTCAAACGATACGTCACCTAATTGACCGTAATTACTAGCATCACCGTCATACCAGTTTGTATTAGTTTCAAATGTAGTAGTAGTACTTGTATTAAACACCGTGGTTGTGTTAAATGTTGTAGTAGTACTTCTTGTAGTGTTAAAAGTTGTGGTTGTAGCAGTACTTGTACTAAACGTTGTTGTGGTACTTCTTGTAGTATTAAACGTAGTTGTAGTATTTCTTGACGTGCTAACTGTTGTAGTTCTACTAGTATTAAAAGTAGTAGTTGTAGTTGTGTTAAAAGTCGTAGTCGTGTTAGTACTAGTATTATAAGTAGTGGTTGTAGACTTAGTTGTATTAAAAACAGTCGTTGTACTCTTACTTGTACTAACAGTTGTTGTTCTACTTGTGTTAAATGTCGTAGTAGTAGCAGTATTAAACGTGGTAGTAGTATTAGTACTTGTATTAAACACTGTAGTAGTACTCTTAGACGTATTAAATACTGTAGTAGTACTCTTAGACGTACTAACCGTAGTCGTTCTACTTGTTTCAAAAGTAGTTGTGGTACTAGTATTAAAGGTTGTTGTAGTTGTAGTACTAGTATTAAAAGTTGTAGATGTTGACCTAGTAGTATTAAACGTAGTCGTTGTTGATCTAGATGTACTTACGGTAGTAGTACGGCTTGTATTAAACGTAGTCGTTGTACTCGTATTAAACGTAGTCGTTGTACTCTTAGACGTATTATAAACAGTAGTAGTTGATCTACTTGTGGACACTGTAGTAGTCCTAGATGTATTAAAAGTAGTCGTGGTACTAGTGTTAAATGTAGTCGTGGTACTTTTAGATGTATTGTAAACAGTTGTTGTAGATCTACTTGTAGATACCGTAGTAGTTCTAGATGTATTAAACGTAGTCGTTGTAGACGTATTAAACGTAGTAGTCGTTGATTTACTAGTATTAAAAGTTGTAGTAGTGCTTCGACTAGTTGATACTGTAGTTGTACGACTAGTATTAAAAGTCGTCGTAGTACTGGTATTAAAGGTTGTCGTAGTACTTCTAGTTGTATTAAATGTAGTCGTAGTATTTCTAGACGTTGAAACAGTTGTGGTTCTACTTGTGTTAAACGTTGTTAATGTCGTTGTATTAAACGTGGTAGTGGTAGACCTACTTGTAGGGAAAGTTGTAGTGGTCGACTTAGTTGTATTAAATGTAGTTGTCGTGCTTCTACTAGTACTAACGGTTGTGGTACGACTAGTATTAAACGTGGTTGTCGTAGAAGTATTGTACACAGTAACTGTTGCTGTAGTTGTATTAAACGTAGTAGTGGTAGACTTACTAGTATTAAACAGAGTTTCAGTTGTTCTAGTAGTACTAACAGTTGTTGTTTTACTAGTGTTAAATGTTGTTAACGTTGTTGTGTTAAACGTTGTTGTAGTAGATTTACTAGTTTCAAAAGTAGTTGTAGTTGTTCTATCAGTGCTAACAGTTGTGTTTCTACTGGTAGTTGTAGCTGTACTTGTATTATACGTAGTAGTTGTGTTATACGTGGTAGTTGTGTTAAAAACTGTTGTAGTAGTAGTACTAGTGTTAAACGTTGTGTTTCTACTAGTTAATGTAATAGTAGATGTGTTATACGTAGTAGTTGTATTATACGTAGTAGTTGTGTTAAATGTTGTAGTCGTCGTCGTACTAGTATTATACGTGGTTGTTCTACTTGTTTCTGTAGATGTAGAAGTGTTATACGTGGTAGTTGTGTTATACGTAGTAGTTGTATTAAAAGTTGTTGTAGTAGATCTACTTGTTATTGTATTAAATGTAGTAGTTGTATCTGTACTAGTGTTGTAAAACGTTGTTGTATTAGTAGACGTACTAGTGTTGAAAGTTGTATTTCTTGAAGTACTTTTAGTAGTGACAGTATGAGTATTATACTCCGTAACGGTAGAAGTTTCAATTGTTGTAGTTCTTGACTCGGTTGTATTTTTACTAGTTAGTGTATTAAACGTAGTTTCTGTCGTATACGTTGTTGTTGTATTTTTACTAGTTAATGTTGAAGTACTAGTATTATACTGTGTTGTAACATCTGCGCCATCATGAGCTACTATTGTAGATGTACTTTTTGAAGTGCTAATGGTAGTGTTTCTGCTTGTTTGTGTTGACCTGGTAGTGTTGTAAACCGTAGTAGTAGACTTAGATGTAGTGGTATTAAATACAGTACTAGTAGTATAAGTTGTTGTTGTGTTATATACAGTAGTAACACCTGTAGATGTAAATCTTTGTTCCGTCGTTACTCTCGATGTTCCGAAAACAGTAGTAGTATTAGGCATCAGACCCTCCTTTCACTAATATATCGTTAACAAAATAGTTGTTAAGCATTACTTTATATATTTGTCTTGTTGTTTCAGACGAATCAAAAGTTTTACTTGTTAATTCTATTTCTCCATTTTTACCATATAGTTTATCACCAACTACAAGCTCATTTACTTTAACCGTAGTCCATTGATTATTTCTTTTTACATATATAGGATGCGCTCCTGCTATAACTAAACTTTCATTTAATGTATACAAACCTTCACAATTCATTACTAATCTTTCAATATTTTCAAAACTTGTAACACTTTTTGTTCCGTTTGAAACGTCACAAGTTAAAAATGATCTAGCATCTAAAAGATTTTTACTTTCTGTTTCATTTATGTTAAAATTAGAACTAGTTAATACACCATAACCAGTTGGTCTGTTAAATATTTTAAGAGGAACATGATATACGTTTCTATTATAATATTGATTTTCAGGTGGAGATATAGCTACATCATGAAACACAACATCGTCCCAATGAAACTTCATATACTCGTCTGTTGTTCCACCACTATAATTCCACCATGTTATTTTAGCCC